ATCCAAAACGATTGACTGAATTTGGAAGGAGAGAGGCCATGTCTCATCAAGAAGATGTTACAAATGTGACACAATCAACGCATACACGCGCGAGATACAAGTACTCGAATGATGTTGCGATGGTTATCTGCACATACTTGAGGAAAGCATGCACCATTGAAGCCGCTTGTGAAGCTGCCAACATCAGCAGGCAAACATATTATAGATGGATGGATGAGATTCCTGAGTTTAAAGAATTAGTCAATGCAACTGTGTCGGATGTTGAGGCTGCTCTCCTTGAGAACATTCGCTCGTATGGAGATTGGAGAGCGTCAGCTTGGATCCTTGAGAGACGCTTCCCTCAACGCTGGGGACAAAAGCGTGAGCTTGATGTCAATGTCACGAAACAAACTGGTGTCGATGTCGTTGCCGGTATGCTAACCAATATCATTAAACAAGAAAGCACCAATCAGAAAAAGGAAACTGATTGATGCTCTCATGTCTTAACATACTCCAACTGCCCAACTCACAAGTATTTTAAGTTACAACTCTATAAATATAAATTGAGTTGGGGAATTGAATAAAAAAGGAATATCATGAATATGAAACGAAGTCAATTCACACCTATCAAAGATGACTCACCATCATCAACAATGATTCGCTTTGGTCGACAAGTCGCACCAATGCAATTCTTAAGAGAAGCAATTCAGAACGCAATCGAGGCAGGTGCAACACGTGTTCGAGTTGAGCCTTGTCCACTTGCAATGAAAGATCATGCCTCCTTACCTGGTGGAGTCAACAGATTGTCAATTGTTGATAATGGTTGTGGTATGAATGCAAAAGAACTCTTGCAATACATCAATAAATATAATTCATCATCCAAGGCTTCAGGAGGTCATCACGAAAACTTTGGTATTGGTATCAAAGCAACGGCATCAAGCTTTAATCATTATGGTCTCGTGTTCATCTCATGGACCAAAGAGTCAGAAGATGGAAACATGATTTGGTTGTGTTACAACAAGAAAGCGAAGCAATTTGGAGTTCGTCACATCCCTGTATATGAACGTCAGGATGATGGAGAGTATGAGTTTGTTTATAAGCAAGTAGTATCATTGAAGGAGCTTGAAGCAACATATGAAGATGAGGGAGGATTCGAGGGAGTCAAGTGGTGGAATGCTGAGAAAAGAAAACATAATATTATTGAGGATCAAGGAACGATTGTATATTTTTGTGGCATGCACCAACATGATTCAACATGGTGCAAGGATGCTCGGGGTAGAAGTTTTCAAGATAGAGCATATGGTTATTATATAAATAAAAGATTTTATAATCTAAATACTATTATTTCCGTAGGACGTATCATCCACAAAGACAAAAAGAGTAAACATAAATACAAGGTCTCTCATGGATTTGATTATGAATCTTTATACATTGGTTTTAAGAAGGTTGAAGAAATTGACTTTGATGGATTTAAAATTATTACTTATGTAACAAAAGAAAATGTTCTCAATAAAAGGGAATCAAAAGAATATGGCATGATGCAGGAGAGATTTGATGCATTATCATATAATAGTGGATTCATTGCAGTAAAATATAAAAACGAATTGTACAACCTTGAAACCGGCAAACGTGCGTCAAGGCAATGGGGAATCATTGCAGATGAAGTCATGAGCCAAGTCAAGATCATCGTTGTCCCTCCAGAGTATGATCCAAAAACAAACTATGGAGTATTCCCCAATGAAGGTCGTGACACTCTCATGATAGAAGATGGCAGCAAGGATCAAGAGACCAAAGTACTCGACCTCAAAGAAGTGAGAGAGTTCTTTATTGACAACATGCCTCAAGAAGTATCTGACTTGATTGACAATGCACTGAAGAAAAAAATGAACTTCAAGCATTCTGATGAGGAGATCTTCAAGAAGTACAAGTTTTTATTCAAGCTCAAAGTGACTCGTGAACTTGAGGAGCAACTTGCATATGACAAGGATGGACAAGATCAGTTACAGCTTCCAATCAAAGCCGAGAAAGGTGACAGTACTGGATCAGATCCCAAGACTCCCAAGATCAGCAAGAAGATGAAGGAGAAGCTTGACAAGTTGAACAAAGCAAGCATGCAAGAGAAGAAGAAAAAAGAATTGATGGCAGCTGTCATTTGGGAATCTGCAACCGGGGAAGATGATTGTAGATACCTTGGATACAATGGATACTCATATCCATTGACATCCGAGGTCTCGAATAATGGGACAACGATTTGGGCAGATCCTTCGCATGACTTATTCAAGCAAATGGAAGCGTACTTCGTGAGTTATTACAAGGGAGGTGACAAACGACGTAAGACAATCATGGATGAGATTCAACAAGTAGTCACTCTTGACATCAAGGTTGCTCATGCTCATAAGATGGCCTTTGTCAAACGTTATCCTCAGTTGAAAGTTGAAAGCCAAGTCACCAAGGATGAACTCATGGGATCATTGCTTGGATACAACCTATATACCAAAGTACAACAAGCACTCTCCACCAAAGGATTGAAACCAAAGAAATGATTGACATCAACCCCAATGAGCTCCAAACACAAATCATAAAAGCAATAGGAAGACAAGACAAAGTCATTGCTGCTCGTTGCGGGTGGGGAAGTGGTAAGACCTCAGCTCTCGTCTTTTCCATGTTGCTCGTGTCAAAGATGAGACCAGGTACATCGTCCTTGATGGTGACTGACACAACCCCAAGGTATAACTCGGTGCTGATGCCAGAGATTGAGAAGTGGTTGACTCCTCTTGGATGGACGTACAATCACACCAATAAACTTTGGACAGATACTGAGAACGGGTCAACTGTTTGGTGTCGTTCCTATTATCGACCAGGTACAAGAGAAGCAACCCACAATCCTCTTGAAGGTTTGAATGTGACGAGTGGTGTCTGCATGATTGATGAATGTCAGACCTTGACATCCGAGGTTGCTCACAAGGCTCTTGGTCGTTTGAGAAGTGGACCAAGTCCAATCATGATCCTCGTTGGGTTGCCTGTCATTGATGCTTGGTGGTGTAAGTTAGCAGAACAAGCCAATTGTCAACCGTTGTTCTTCTCCTCATATGTCAATCAAGACAACTTGAGTGAAGAATGGTTTGAAGCAACAAAGCTTCTCCCTCCTGATGAACGTGAAGCAATGGTCATGAATAAGCCGAAGCCTCCGAGCGGGTTGGTGTATTCTGAGTTTGATCATGAGAAACATGTCATTGATGACTTCAAATATGATCCATCCATGACAGGACGAATTGCAATTGACTGGGGATTCAGAAAGCCGAGTGTGTTGGTGATCGTATATGACGAGGTGAGAGAAGCCTCAATCATCATCCATGAATTCAACCCCAAGGAAGTGACCATCGAGCAGCTAAGTCAGATGATCCTTGCTTTTGCGTGGCCTCGTGCCTTGATGGACCTTGCACCATCTTCACGAGTTTGGCTTGACACAGGTGTTGCAGATAAAGCAGGCAAAGCAAGATCTGATCACACTGGTCTCTCTGCTTTTCGTATGATTCGCAAGCATCCTGATGAGGGAGGGATAGGACTCCCAATGAGGTCAACGACGGACCCAGTGAGGATCGATGTACTCAATGGAGTGCAGAGATTGAAACGAGCTTTCAACTCAGGGAAGTACTTGATCACTCGTGAAGTGTGGGAGAAGGGAGAGAGAGCAAGTGGCAACTCAATCAGAAAAGCATTGTTGTCATATGCTTGGGATAATAAAGAACAACCAAAAAAAGACGGGCGTGAGGATCCTCTTGATGCTCTGAGATATGATTGCATATTTCATCATTGGACAGAGTCAGCACGTAACTATCAACCAAAGAGCAAACCAAATCGAAAGGTCAGAGTTGGCTCATCAAAAAAGGTAGAATTTTAATGAATACAGAAATCAAAAACATAAAAACTTGGTATCATCGTAATAAGGGACGATTAATAAAGATTCATGTGCCAGCAGTTGAAAGAGATTATCTTGATGGCATGGATGCTTTTTTAATAGCCAAAAAACATCATACGACAGTATTGATGATGTTTGATATTTTAAAAACTTGTAGTTCAAAATATAATGAAATATTGAATGAATTAAATCCTACAAACATTATATGGACGGAAAATGATACTTATTTCATAAATAAAGAATCAGACTTTGATTCCAACTATTTTATATCTAAGTTTCAGAGTTTAGTCACAACTGCTTTTGCTTCAGGCATTGAAACAAAACCTAATGTACTTGCATCAGAGATGAGGCTTGCAAATTGGCATTTAAGAGATCAATTGACTCCTGGATGGAGGCAAGACACTAGGTATAAATTTTATGCACCATTGCCGCGAAAAAGATTGATTTTATCTGAGAGTTGTACTGATGAACGACATGATCAAATTGTTCATATGCGCTATATTGGCATGTCAGTTCTCAAGATTGCTCAAGAACTTGAATATGAAAGGAGCCTCCTTCAAAGATATGTTGATTTCCACAATATTGAGAAGGGTCCTACTTTTTATCAAGCTGTTCCTTATACTGATCAAATCATTGCAATGGCTTTGGAAGGATTAAAAGTATCTAAGATTGCTAAAGAATTAAATCTTATTAAAGCTCATGTTGGAAAGTTATTACAATTTCATAATATTAACATGACTAATAAGGTATTATTAAAGAGAGAGAAAGCAATTATAGAAGCTAGTGAAAAAAGAGAAGTGAGAAGAAACAAAATTAAAAGACTAGTTGATGCAGTAGAGAAGAGAGAAGAATATGAATATACTCTACCTCTTGAGAAGAATGAAGAAGCTATTCGTTTATTGGTTGAGCAAAGAACTGAAATCAAAGAAATAGCTGAGATGTTCAGTATACCAGAGAAATATGTTTTAAAGTTCTGTCAGCAGAAAGACATCAAAAAGATAAAAGAAATACCTGACAAAGTGATACAAATATTTGAAGAGAGAGCAAAAGGAAGAACATACAAGCAGCTTGGAATTATGTTTGATATGACAACATCTAACATAGGTATGATTATTAAAAAGTATAGTAACACTATTAAGAAAGAACTTGAAACAGTTGAAAGAGAAAGCCTTGAAGATGACACCAGCAAAGAAGAAACTTAATGAAAAAAGAATTGATAGATTTATATGAGAATGGGTTCATGTTACGTCAAGCTATGCGCTTCACTCAAGACATGGAGAAAGCACG